TCTTCAGCAATGTCAGGTGGGTCAGCTTTATCACTTACGGGCATTTCAACACGTACTGAAATAAAGCTATCAACTGGTATATCAATTGGATCACCATTCGAATAACCATCAATATTGTTTTGTGCAAACTCTGGTGAATTTGGATGTGTACGATGATAGGTTTTAATTACTATTGAACCGTCTTCCTCAACTTCATAATCAATCCACAAGCGAGGCTGTTTGTTACGATCAAGTGGGATTTCAAAACCACCATCAGTACCAGACCATGATGTATCTGAATTGAGTCCTAATACACCTTCAATCTTATATACACCCTCACTGATACGTGTACTGGTAGCACCCATTGATTCTTCATTAAGTTCACTGTCACCAGTACTGAATAGTTTAACAATTGGGCTTGCGGTCTTAATGAATCCGTTTGCATCTACAGTTGTGTTTGCTGCGGTATAAACCTTAGTCCACGCCGCCCACGGCCCTGTACCTGTCCAGTTACCAGTAAGAGCACGTATGTACATAGTACCGGCTATTGATGCATACAACTGTTGACAACCACCATAGGCACTTGGAGTAACAAATAAAGTGCCCGCTCTTGTTTCTGGATAGTTCCTTGCCACCGTTGCGTTAGCATTGGAGGTTTGAGGATAAGCACCAGACATAGTAGGAGCACCATATGTATTAATGTCTACAGTACCTAAAGAAGTTGCTGTACTTGAAAGACTTGTTTCAACATTAGCTACTTCATTCCAGGCTGTCCAAGTAGTGCCATTTTTAGTACGGTAGAATCTGCGGTTAAGCTGTCCTGCTACAGTTGTAGCTGTATTGAATACTTGTAAGTAGTTATCAGCGGCAACATGTACTATATGTTCCAAAAATCCACCAACTGTAATTCCAGTAGGTTTATTACTTGTACTCGCGTTACATGAATATATACCAGGTGCAGTAACAGTATCGGCATCAGAAAGATATCCTGATACTAATTGTAATGCGTTTGCGTTAGTTAAAACTTCTGTCCATGTTGACCAAGTACCACCCGCATAAGTACGCGTAAACGTTCTGTTTGAACTTGTATATTGTGCCAATTGAGTTACTACAGAAGCAGCACCATTTGCCATTACCATAATAATACAAGTACCGTTACCCATAGTACTTGGACCATTTGTATATGAACCCCCTTGATAAGTGCCAGGATTAGTAAACGTATTTAAATCTACTGAGTTTACTTCTGTTGGCAGTTGAGTAACAGGCATCCATGACTTCCAGGTTGTTACACCTGATCCTACATTCCCTTGTCTACGCCATGCTCTGCTAACAGTTGCTGATGATAAAGATACAGAACTAAAATCCTGAATAATTGCCGTACCTGATGCAATAGTAGTTACTGTCATTATGCCATTTGCTACTAATGGGATATTAGTTACAGTACTTGGAATACTATAGATACCAGCACTGATTATATTATTCGCATCACCATTAAAGTTAGCACTAGGTAATGTTAAAGCACCGCCAGTACTACCAGTACCACCCTGATTTGGTGCTAATGGTGTAGTTAATCCTGTAATCTGTTTAATATCAGTATTAATGCCACTACCAGCATATTGTGGTAAACGTTTCATTACTACTGGTTCAGTTATAAATGCCTTACAGTTAACTGGTGCAGTAGTTTCAAGCCATACACCTGCATTAATGCGTGTTGCATTAGCTGGAATAGTATATGAACCTGAGTTAATACGCCAACCCGATACACTTGGATCAAATACGGATACGCGGACGTTACTAATTAACGTATTACCATTATATACTGAGAATACTACACGTAATTGTGCGGTATCAGTAAGGCCAGTTGCCGCCAATCCAACTTGATAATCAATAATATCACCTGGCATAACTGGAATGTTATTACTGTTATCATCATTACTAACACCAAAAGTGAAATTATGAAGATTTGCCCCTGAGTTCTTAGTAATGACTGCCACACGTTGACCAGTACAACCAACTGGTACTGAACTGTCTGAACTATCGAGATATGCAAATGTCACGTTACCAGGATTTCCAACTGATGGTAAGTAACCACCACTCAGGAATCGATTGTTACGCACATAGTTTAATGCTGAGTTATCACCAACGTTCCCAAGTTCATTCCAGCTTGTCCAGACACCACCGTTTAAGGTACGTGTGAATGTGCGGTTTGCGTATGATGCGTTTGTAACCAGTGTTTTGAATGTCTGTAGTACCTGAGTTCCCGATACAGCAAAACGTTCAACAAGCAGTAAACCAGGTTGTTGTACTGGCAAGCTTGCTGCCACTGATGAAATGTTAAATCTACCAACTGAGGTTAACGTATTCACATCACCAGCGAAGTTACCGGATGATGCCGCTGTTACGTATCCAACCTGATTCCACTCACGCCATACTGGATTAGCAGAATCCCATACCCCACCAAGTGTACGCACATATACAGTACCAGCAGAGGTAGTGTAGCGTTGAGCACCTGCAAAGGCACCAGCCGCCATAACATCAAGAATACCTGTAATCGCTTCTGGAATGTTTGTTGAACCATTGTATTGTGAAGCTGATGTGATAGCCCACTGTCCAAGATAAGCCGCTGTAGGGCCATATACATCAAAGTTAATACCAGCAATAGGAACACCACCACGGACAGGTTGAGCACCAATGTTATATGCTGCGGTAATGGCGACATTTGAACCAGTACCGCCATTGGCTACTGATAGAGTACCTGTAACACCATGTGTGTTATTCGCAGTACCATCAAAGGCAGTTGCTGTAGTACTCGCAAGGTTAGCAATGATTGTGCGGGAGGTAGCCAGCTTTGTAGCACTTGCTGCAAGTCCAGTAGTATTACCAGTACCACCATTCGCAATTGAAAGTGGCGTGGATAGTGTTACAGCACCAGTGACAGTTAGAGCACCAGTGATAGTACCTCCCGTTAATGGCATGTACTGGCTTGCGATTTGGCTTGATGTAAGCAAGCGTGACCATGCTGTACTTCCATTCTTAGCATAGATGTTTAATGTTCCGGTTTTAGTCATGGCGATGGATGAGAATGAACTACCATCAATTAGACCGATTCCCATCATATCGGCACTTGCAGGATTACCTGATTGACTTGCGGGTACTTTAATAAAACTGTTTCCAGTAGGTGTTACTGGTTCATACTGCGGTACTGATGCACCATTAGAACCAACACCATAATTTCCCTCATATAGTGGGTTTAATGCTGCCATAGATCTTAGACTTACTACCTCTTCATAGGGGGTGAATGTATATGCTTTCTGTACTACTGAATCTTTTGAACCAGCAGTAGCGGTTGCTGTAATCGTGCCAGATACAATTGCATAATCAATCGTACTGTCACTTTGCTGATAATTTAGTATTACCTGGAATTCATTACGGCTTTTAGCCATTGAATCAAGAAACATAGTACTTGCTTCATCTGGTACATAGTTAACAACGATATCGAATGGTTGAATACTCATGTTTGATAGTAGTACAGTCTTATATTCACTATCATATGTTTCATAATCTAATTGTTGACTATCAATCTGTAGTACTGGCATAGCGGCGATGTTTGCAAAGTCCATTACACCAACACCAATTGGCAAGTTATTTGCTGGATCTTCACTATAGGAAAGCTTAAATAAATTCCCTGTTAAAATATTGCTCATATTAGTTCCTTTTCTCAGTTACTTTTATATTTATCGAAAAGGCAACTGATACTGAACCAGTAGTTGGATCTGTAACAACATCACTTTGTTCATAGCTATATGAAAGTAGTATTAAACCAGCATCTACAAATGCCTGTCCTTTTAATTGATCGAAAGTACTGATAATGTCATCATATGTAACGCTTGGAGCAGTATTACCAGATTCAGGCTTAGGACTAACAACATACTGTACTGTAAAGTTTCCTGCTTGCCTCTGTACTGCCCCATAGTTAAGAGATTCGAAATCAAAATTAAATGCCACTTCTGCAAATACATCTACATCACGACTTACTGTTAATGCCTTAGTAGCTTTAATTAATTCTTTTAATGTTTTTCTTGTTTTTGTTACTAACTGACTCATTAATAGTCCTCCGCAAAGTGTTGCCCTTCCTCCGTGCGGTAATAGATATCAACTACACCAGATAGATCATCAACAATGTTATATACTGTATTATTTACTCCATTTATTACTAATACTGTACCAATAGTAATTCCTGTAACGTCGCTTTTCTTAGCTGAACAATATTCCTCATAACCTTCAATGAAATTTCCAGTACCTGTAGAAATAGAAACGGGAACCATTTCAAGTATGGCCTTGAAAGTAGTTCCCATATTCGTTTGTACTGTTTCACCGAAAGCATTCAGAAAGATGTTTATTTCACTACTCGTAAATGCTCTCATAGTGATTATGCCAATTTAACTACGTAGAATGCTTCTTCATGAGCTACAGCATGATCAATATAAGCAAAGGTACGCAGTACGATACCTTGTGATGCACGTAGTGTAGTATCGTCACGGTCTACTGTCAGTCCGCCCCAGGATGCAAGTACCACATTACTGAAATCACCAAAGATGATTTGACCAGCGGCTACTTGAGTACTTTCAATTACACGTACTGAATCACATAGCCATGCTTCAAAGCGGAAACCTTCAATCATGTACTTAGCAGCAGTGTTAGAACCTACTAAGGTACTACGCAGTACTGCGGCAGTAGTTGGATGTACAACGGCTACTACACTATCTACACGAACGTTTGCAGCAGCGAGTACCGCTAGTGCCTCTTGTACATCTTTCTGAGTAATTGCAGCAGTAAGAGTATCATTTGGAGCTGATGTAACGATTTCAGATAGAATCTCTTTTTCTAGTTTTAGACCAGCACCACGTACCATAGCATCTTGCACATAGCGTTCTGCGGTATCAGCAGATTTGATCAGAGTACGGGTAATTGGTACAGAACCAGAGAAAGTTTTAGGTTTAAGAATTAATTTTTCAAAATTAGCATCAACTAATGGGCTATCTGCCCCTTCATCGATAAAATCGAACATCAATGTGAAATCACTGGCTAATTTTGGTAGTACTAAATTACCTTCACCCTCAAGACCACTGAATGTTTGAATAGGTAGTTGTGCAAAAATTGAATTTGCACGTAATACATCAATATATGAGTCTACGTATACTTCTTTAACTAGTGCACCACCAGTAGCTGGAGCAGTAGATGTAGCACGCAGTTGTGATACTGGCACTTCAATACGAGCACCTTCAAATGGCTTTCCTTCGGCAGCAGAACGAATAAGTCCATTAATTACAGTTTTTTCCATTTTGATTTCCTTATCATTTGGATTATTTTTATTATTTAGTGAACGTTTAAAATCAGTAACTGAGATTCCTTTCTCAATTGCTTCTGATACATCCACCTTTAGTACTTGACCAATAGAAGTTAATTCGCGTTTACGCTCTTTTTCATCTTCATCTTCCATTTCTTCTGGATGTTCAGCTTTATCATCAATATCGCGTTTATCTTCGGTTTCTATTGGATCATTACTATTTAGTTCTTCTGGCTCTACGCCAACATTTTCATCATTATCAACTTCAAGTGCTTCTTTAATGTCATATGATTCATTATCCAGGCTGGTTTCTTCCATGCCCTCTTTTTCTTCCATGAGTCTTTCCTCATCAATAGTATTGTTATTACTATTTAGTGATTCATCCTCATGGACTTCTTGTAATTCATCTTTTAGCACTTCACGTAATGCAGTATTATCAAGTGAACGGCCTACGCCTACTGTTTCATCTGCGGGTACTGTTACCAGGGATACTTCATAAATTTCAAAGTTAGTGACAACAATATTATTGCCGTCCATTCGATAATCAAAAATGTTATATCCGATACTGACGTGTGATAAGATTCCTTCCTGAATCATTCCCCACATAGTACTACCCATGCCTACATTACTAATTCGTAATGTCGCACGGCCTACACGATCACTATCCATACGTGCTTCAACTACAGCACCAATTAGCTTATCTCTGTCATGATTGAAAAGTACCGCACCCTTATTATTAAGGCGGCGTAGGTCTACGTTTTCTTCACCACATAGTAGAATTTCATAATATAATTCATCATCAATAATACGGCTTACTGGTGTTTCAGAACAAAAAGCAACTTCAATAGTACGGGCATCTTCATTAATTGCCTGTACTGGTATCGTCAGTTCCCTCTTCTGGTTTGTTAGTTTCAAATCCATTTGATTCTATTTCCTTATTATATTGTCCTCTTTCCTTTTCTATTTCCTCAAGTACAATTCGTGGATCACCGCCCATTTCACTAATGATTTGGGTTTTAGATTTCAACCCTGCATCAAGTAATGCAGTCTCTGCTTGAATATCCTTCAATGGATCAAGTGAGATTGGTTTCACTGGAATGTAACGAGCACAAATCAATTCATCGAAATCTGAGAAAGATAAATTGAGACTATTGTTATTAAGCATTTCATTTTTAAGCCATGCTATGTAAATTGGCTTTAGTACTTTACTGATTAAAGTATTAGTACGAGTACGGAAAGTAGTAGCCTGTAATCGTTCACTCAATTTTGCACCACTGAATGATGCCCCTGATGTGTCACCTAAAAGAGATTGTTTAGTAACATTTAAACCCATACTGATCTGATTCATTAATTCATCAGTGAATTCACCAATACGATCAACACCACTTTGTGGATTAACAGTTTTAATGTCCTGATTCTTACCTAATTCAAAAACAGCACCAGCTTCAAGATATTCAGTATATGTAGCAGTACTATTATCTTCACCCGCAACTAACTCAACCTGGTCGGTATCATTATTGTTATTGGTAATAAAGGCAGTAGTACTTGCAGAAACACGTTTAGCAATTAGCGTTGCCTCGGTGAAGTTCTTTAAGTCTTCCATTGTGCGTGTAGTACTGATCATGTCAGGTATTCCGCGTTCTTGTCCCATCGCTTGAGGGATGAAATAGTGACATATTTCCCTTGCTGGAATAATGTCAAATGCCGTTTCGTCAAAGGTATAGGTAATTGGATTATAGATACAGAAATAGTAATTAACTGGTTTATGATTCTTGTCGAATTCAATTCCATTTGAAACGTAATTACCATTATTTAACCACTGGTTATTCGATTGTGTTAATCGTGCTGCATCGATAATCTCAAGTTTGACAGTACCGTTAATGTTATGGATACGAATGAAACATTCACCATCAGTTACTCGAATCTTCTCCACGGTTTGTTGGAATGTATCAAGAGTCATTGAACCATCAAGGCTGAAGCGTTCTGCGTCATAAGCCCAACGGTCAAATCGTTTTTCAAGTTTCTTACTTAGTTCATGAAGTTCATCAGCATCCATATCATCAAGTTCTGGAGCTGGTTTCACGTAGACCCCTTCGGCCCCTACAACACCGTCTACGGACAAGTGCATGTACTTATATCCAATTGGTGTTTGCATAACGGCAGTACGTGAAGCATTACGCCAGTCAGATAAGAACCATCTAATCTGATTGTTGATGTTTGCTGAACCTGTACCGCTTGTGAATCCAAAGTTGATTACTGGTGTATTCGTACCCTTTACGGCCTGTAGGTCACGTTTGGTACTTTGAATTGGTTTATCTAGTTTTCTTTGTAATTTAGGTTTCGGTACTGGTTTTTCTTCAATTTTCTTTTTAAACCACATTATCGTGTCCCCCATCTGTTTGGATAATTGGGATCACGAAAAACAGTAATTGATTTAAACGGTTTTCCATTGCCATTCACGGGCTGATCATTCATTGATGCCCAAAGTGCATTGGCTCTTTTTATGTACCTAATACGCATATTTTCAAGATTAGTAAGAGACTCACTAATCAAAGTTTTATTATTAATAGTAGTACTATATACACCACCACCTGCCAATTTAGTTTCAATAACAGAATCAAGTTCATCAATCAGTTCAATAAGCTTTGAGTACTCAGTAGTAAACTTAGTTGGATCGATAACTTCTGAATTGAAGTTGATAACAGTACCATTAGTATTATTCAGTAAAACACAGAACAGTCTGTCACTCGGTTTTGTAATTGAAAGCGTTAATGTCTTAACGTCTTCAACACTCAAGGCATTATCAATGGTTGTACTATTGCCACCATTCAGATAATTAACTATTAGGGTACTATGTGGTGGCATCTTCACATCAAAATCATATGGATTCATTTTCATATATATTTTTTCAGGTAACACATCCATGTTAATTTCCTTATTTTCCAAACCAGCTACGGCCTACCCTCCCTTGTCTAATTGCTTTGGGTGATGATTTCGGTACTGGTATTTTGTTTTCTTCTTCTTTATTTATCTCTGGAGCATTATTTTCTTCTTCCTTAAATACCGATCTATGCTCACGAAGTTTTCTATATGGCTGGTTAGTACCCAATTTACTTACGGCATACTCACGTGCTATCAGGCAGTAATTTAAACAGTCAAGAGATTCGTTCCTACGTTGACCTTGTTTAAGTCTCCACTGTAATTTACCGCCCTTCGGTTTTAATTCTTCTGCGGTAAGTTGCTCAAAGTAGTCATGAGGTAATGAACTACTGAAATGTAATTGTGTCGGTGATAGTTCAGGCGAATCACCTAACATGTGGTTTAGTAATTTGCGTATTGCTAATTTACCTTCATGAACATTCAGTATTTGAAGTTTGTAACCTGCCTCAGTTGATTTCTTGAATAGCGGGCTTGTAGTACTTGAGCTACCCTTAATGGGATGATACTTAACCCAGCGTCCTGTAAAGCGTTTAACCGTTTCAGTTGCATTACCATTCGAACTATCTACAAATACTGCGAGCGTTGGAATTACGCGGCCTGATGGTGTCTTAAATTGCTGTCTACAGAACTTATCTAATTCATTCCAGGCGGGTGCTTCAATCTTCGTACAATCATGTGAGTAGAAGAACTCATGACCTAATACCCATACATTCTTTTCATCAAAAGCAATTACAGTACTTTCGAGCCTATCAAGTTGTTGGTCTACTGAAATCGCTAGGGCAAGACTTTTTTCTGGAATATTATGGATGTTAAAAGTATCATCACGCATTTGCTCAAGTTGAATAATGTCTAATTCTTTTTCATACTCATTTTCATAGACTTCTCCTAATTCATTATTATAGAAAGTTTGAAGATTGAATGAATATAGGGCATCGGCATAACGCGATACCATTTCTTCAATAGTACCAAGTGGTGAGT